GATGTAACATCACGTTCATTCCGCTTCTTATGGTACGAAACATCTGATTTTAACAAGGGGACGACCTCTCCTTACCTTATAACAAATTGAGTTCATCTTTAATGACATCTAATGAGATTTCTCGTTTATGACGTACACTAATGAACTTCTGAATCTTTTCTTCGTGTGAAATACCGGGATCAAATACAAACGCGTATTTGGTTAATAACGTATTCACAACTTTCTCATTTTCTTGTTCTTTGACAAATTGAGCTTCATCGGTCACATCCAATTTGAACCGTGGTTTATCTTTAACAAACTCACGTAAATATTGTAATGCGTAGGAGAAGTCAACTTTCTGTACTAGAACGATTTTAACTCTTACAAAATCAGCTTTAATAGATAGCATTAGATCGACCAAATCTTGCGGTCGATCTCTATATTTTGTAAAATCTTCAACCTTAATGGTTGTATATTCTTCAGCCATAGTATTTTTGACAAATTCTACGGCGTACTTATGTGTATTTATATCATATACGCATAGATAAAAGCCCTTATCTTTCTCTTCACCGTGTTGGAATCGAGAGAATGACCCTGGGTAATAAATATGGTGTTTAATGACTGTATTGGTGTGTATATGACCAAAGAAAATAGGTCCTTTACAAGCAGTAATCAATTCTTTGGACTCGAATACAGGAGCACGACTCATAGTGATTTCGCTTTCCTGTGCTTTAGCCATAGTTCCAACTTCTTTAAACATACCATGACCAAATATAAAATCATATTGATCGGGTGTTGATAAGTACGGAGCATAATACTCATCTTGATGCTCCATATATTCTTCCGGAACATAGAGAATATCAATACCTTCCACTAAGTGTTCCTGTTCAACCGTCATGATAATTCGAAAATTGATGTTATTCCGAGTTTCATATTGACGGAAGTTATGTAATTGGCGATTGTCATGGCTCATAGTACCTTGAATGACTCGTATGTATTTGATATTGTTTTCGATACAGATATCAACGACTTCTTCCATAAACATCATAACAGAATGAGCCGTTGAATAGTTCATACTGGTTATTCCATGGAATAGGTCTCCACCAAATACAATCATATCCAGACGTTTCCCATCGATCACTCGTAGGAAATGTTCCTTGAGTTGTTCATATAACTTCTCTGTTCGTACAGCACCAAAGTGAATATCTGCAATAAACGCTACTGCAAATAATTCGTTCTGTATCATATGATAGGTCCTTTCCAATCTTCGATACTGATATGGTTGAGTACTATGAATGCTTCATACAATTTTTCAAAAGCAGTTCTATACTCCACCATTTCTTCAATTCGTTTTGATTTACTAATAATAGGAACATCAGCCTTACCAGTGAAACAAACGATACGACAGGTAGTCAGCTTATCATATATTTCGGGTTCTTTAAATTGTAATAAATTCAAATAGGCTGCTAGTTGCATAAAATGGGTAAAATGTGGTTTCTTGGATGTTTTAAAATCAGCCAGTGTTAACTCATTATTTATAGTGCCAATAAAGTCAATGGTGCCACCATAACGCTCATTATGTAATCGAAGTTCAGAGCATTTTGGAATCACGTTGCAATCACGTTTCCACTGTAGGTAGTAATTAAATCGCACATCAGCTTCTCTTTCTAATTTATAATCAATATGTGGAGAGTAGTGCGTCTTACATATATCACACTCGATTTTATTATGGACGAGTGTTCCCAATAATGCTTTCTCATCTAAGAAAGCTCTATATTTAATTCGTTGTAAGCCCAACCAATTAGACCAATCCATTAATCCCTTCTTATTTAATAGGGAAATAATATGTGTTACGGACGGAATCTCATGAGCTTTGCTATTATAATATGGTAAATGTGCCATATATCTATTTCCTCCTAATATAATCAATTTAAGTTATCACGTTGTCATAATGTATATTTGAAATTACCTGTCATGATTTTGGATATATATTATAACTATAGCTATAGAAGGATTTTTCATAGCATTATATTTTCTATTTTCTTGAAAAGGAGAAACTAATTATGATCGCTAGACAATATTTCATTAGAGTTCGAGATTCTTTCAATGGTTGGATGACTGCGGCTGATAAAGATAAACTTGAATTTGTAAAACTACTTGATGATAGATTATATGGTCAATTCAATGACCGTATCGATGTTGATTGGTTGGCTAGTTTAGATGATGATGAATTTAAAGTTGAATTAGCAAATGAAATTAATGACCTTATTGATAGCTACAATAAATCTATCGACCCAGAATTATCCAATGACCCACGTATTAAAGACTATTATATTAGCGACCTTCGTGTACCTGGAGACCCAGTTGGTTGTGGTCAATAGGAAATAATCTGTTATATAACGTATCAGTATTATAGTTATATAAGGAGGTATTAGACTATGCCAGAAGAACACACATGGTACATTAAACTGGTAAAACCAAACCACGAGGCGGTGTGCATAGAAAATGAAAATGTAACACGATTCTTAATCGATGTCATTACATTCATGCGTACATACTATACGTGGGATGAGTTATTAACTATCCCAGATTTTGAAGACTATAAAACTGAGTTAGAGCTAAAACGAGCTCTGGTTGAATCTCTAAAGGTCGCTTTTAGAAAGTATATTTTGAGATCTAACGGCAGTAATATTTATAGTAAAGTATCAGAGGATTATATCCTCGCATTCTTATCACCAAGTGATGAGTAAATGAAAAGAAGAGAATGGAACCGAAGTTCCATTCTCTTTTTATTTTTTTTTAGCTATTTATTAGAAATGATTCATGTTATGGTAAGATGGCATAGCATTAACCATTTGAGTAGTGTAGCCAGAGTTGAAGTCAAGGTAATCGCGAAGGATGCGATATTTGTTCAACAATGCGGAGCCGATTTCATTGATTTGAGGGGATTCATAACGAGTAGCTGTGAATTCCAAATCAAGAGATACAGCAGCATGAGAGCCTGGTTCAAAGTTGAAATGAGCTTTTGCAACTTTCTTAGGCATCATGTTGGAGAACATAGCACAGTATTCAATATCGATACCAGTTGGGTCGGTATTTACAATGATAGTTTCCATTACATGGTTGGACGCTTTGAATTGACATTCAGGAGAGATTTGACCATGATAGTGAGACAAACCAGTCAATGGGTCAGAGATACCAGTCATCCAAGTATCAATGAATTCACGGATTGGAGAACCAGAGAATTCGTATACTTTAATAGTTAAGGAATCAGTTTCATCTTTAACTACGTTAGGAATTTGGAATTTGTTCCCTGCGTAACCACCAGTCAATTCTTCAGTTTCCATTGTAGTATCAGCGATACCATCAATGCCAGTGAAACCAAGTTCAAGTAAGTGTTTAAAACGTTTTGCAGCCGCAATATCCATACGTTCCATGAAACGTGGAAGTCGTACGATGAAGATACGGGAATAACCAGCACGAAGAGGGTCAAATTGGTCAATGTTCTTTGTGGAAACATCAAGACCGCCAACCCATAAGCCGAATTCCGAGAAATCTTTCGTATTGCGTTTAATATTTTGCTGGATAGATTTCATGTTATATTACGACTCCTTTCTTAGGTTCTTGGGTTAACGTCGATTTCAATGATCGCACGTTTTTGGAATGTACGGAATACAATTGCCAAGTATACGTGAACGATGGAACGAGTTTTTTCCCATTTGTTCATAGAAACTTGGATGTCGATAGAACGACATTTAGTTCCTTTGTAACCGCTGAAGATTTCTTCGCAGTCTTGACGGAAAATTCTCAATTCATCTTCATCAGAGAATTCATAACGGCGTTTACCTGCCATACGTTCAATTTTGCGTTTGATTTCAAGCAATACTTGAACGTTGTTTTCTTCACTCAAGTCGGAGTTTTTAACTTGTGAAGTGTTTTGAGTACCACGAATGTACGTATCTTCATCGATAGCTTCGATGTAGTTAATTTGATACTCAGTGAGTAATTTTTCTTTGATTTCCATGTCATCAGCATCAATCAATGGACGAATGGAGTTCTTAGTATAACCACTCAATGTAGCATAACGTTCACCAGCCATAGGAACATGGTTACCGTAAGTAGCTACGTGTAATGGGTAGCGTTGAGCCATCCATAATGTATTGGTAACAGGAATGACTTTACCTGTGATAGGATCTACAGTTTTGAACATACCTGCATTTTTGGATACCATGAATGTATTGATGTCTTTCAATGTTTGACCCATTGTATACACATCGTTTACATTTGTTAAGAGGTTAGTGTCAAGACGAACAGCAGCATCCATACGTTTCAATGCTAAAGAAGCCATTGCTTTCTTAGTTTGAACAGAGTAGTTCGCATCAAGAATCAAGTCTACTGGAGCACGACGTTTGGATCTAACTTTAGGGTCGACACCACCTTGGAATGCCATTTGGTACGCTTTGTCGATAGCTTGTTGACGTTCTTGTTTGGACAAGCCAGAACGAGGGTCAAAGTCACCATCGGAGCCACCTTCAAGACCAACACCTTCAATATCCATTACATGGATAGTTTGTTTACCGCCTTCGATTTCGATGAATTTATCATCTTCTTCAGTGAAGCGGTTGTAACCGAAGATATCGAATGTTTCCATAGTGTATGGAAGTTCGTTTTCTGGTTTAACAGGAGTTGGAAGAGTAGTTGCAGCCAAACCATTAGCAGCAGTGTATTTCAAGTATGTGCCGTTTTGGAAGTTACCATCATCGGCAGTCAACAAGTAGTATACGCCTTCTTCAGCAAGTTTAGTTGCAGGAAGTTTTTTAGTTTCAACTACGTTCAATTTAACGAAGCCGTCACCGTTTGTACCACCAGTGGAAGTGTCAGCTTTCACATAGTAGTCATATACTGGAGTTGTAGGAGCTACAGCACCTGGAGCTACAGCTTGAGGAATCAAGTATAAGTAGCTAGCATCAGCATCAGTATAGGTAGGAAGTGCAGTCAACGTATTTTCAATATGAGTGAATGTCATATCGTTGTATGTTTTATTCACGTTATCATATTTTACATACGTGCCTTGAGCAATGTTACGACCACCCACTACATCAGCAGCAGTCATGTAGTATACAACTTCAGGATCAGGTAATGTCGCAGTAGTAGCTGGACGACGGTCTACAGAAACAACTGTAGGAGGAATGAAACCATTTTGGTCATATACTTTTTTGTATTGCTCGAATACTTCGAGAAGTGTATCATAGTAGAATTTAACAGATACACGGGAAGAACCTTTACCACCTTCATCATTAATTACATCTTCGATGTAGTTAGTGATTTGCGTGTTAGGGTCTAATGCATCGATGTAGAAGCATACATTGTAAGATTCTAATTTCTTAGTACCTCTTTCAGTGCTGATTAATTCTACACGATAGTTTTTGTATTCGTTATCACGGTCAGCATTGCGATCATGAGTGATACGAATACGGAAGTCTTGGCCATATTTACCAGGACCAAGGCAAGCAAAGCTGAATAATGGAAGGCGTTTCCAACCATCAACGTCAGTTGCAGCCATAGCGTTGGAGTAGATTTCCAACATTTCCAAATCAGAAACATCTTCACGTTTGAAAGTTTCAAATTTGAGTTTCAATTTACCAGCGTCTACTTTGTAGCTTACTGTTTGAATGAAATGAGCATATGTAGCGTTGTCAGCAGTAACACGTAAACATTGAGCTTTTGCATTACCAGTATATAGTGCTACATATGGCATATACATAGGTTGACCGTAAGTTTGGTAGTCAGGTAAACCGTATTCATTTACGAAATCAGTGAAAGATTTCTTTAATTGAAGTTTGTTACGACCTTTAGGAGATGTGAATACACATAGAAAAGTCGGACCACTATTATCAGACGTATAATCTTCGAAATAGGTATTATCGTTGATATATACGGCTTCATGAGGTTGAATCCACTCAGGGATAATTTGACCTGCTCGTGGCATATGTTAACCCTCCTTTAATATTTATAATTTGGTATTAAATTATTAATTTAATGTTTGTTTTAACCCCAGAGGGTTCTTTACAGAGTACATTAGAATTTGAGTAGTTGTTCCATTGGAGATGTCTGTTCTTTCCGTTCAGTACGTGTTGTAGTGACCGCAGAGACAATGGATTCATCCATATTTTCGAATGTAATGGCTGCAAAAGAAGAGTTATATTTTGTAATCTCTTTTGTATTTGCAGTCGTATAATCATAGCGAGATATTGATGGATTTTTGCCAACTAAATATCCAAACCGATATTCTGGTTTGGCTGGATCTCTATAAATTTCACTAATAACCAATTCTTTGATCACATCGGGAATATCGAATTTGATCCCATTGAGTTCAAAATTTCTATCCCATAGTGTAATGATGTCATCATAAGAAAATGATTTCGGTAATTTACCGGCTGTTAAAATCTTTAAGAAATCCTTAAATGCAACAACGGATTGTGGAATCGCGGTTTGACAGAATATATCCGTATTGTAATATTTCAATACGTAATACATTTCTTCACCTTTACCAACTAAATCTAATTTCTTCTTCTCATAACCCCCTGTAGGATAGGTTACTATATGTACGGGCAGATTCACTGTGCGTAATTGTAGAGGTTGTTTGCCATCAACGTCTTTGAATGTTCGGATATTAAATATACCGAGCACTGCGAAATGATCGCCGACCATGCGTGCAATGTTCGTATTGAAATAGTATTCAGGTATATAAGCCTCCATATACTCGCCACTAAATTCAATATTTGCACCATTTTTAGTAAACGGATTAGCCATATAAATAGCTTTCCTCCTATTCTAAAAATACATAAAAAATAGGGTAAGGAGTATCTATCTCCTTACCCTATTGTCATTCTGCGTTAATTACAAAATCAACAAGTTCTTTGATATATTTACTATGTTTAGCAATGTATTCGTCTGAGACATTTTCATCATGACGTACAATATTTACCAAAGATGTTGATAGAGCTATACAGAATTGAATGGTATATCTATCCATTGTATCTGGTTGATGTTTCAAGAAACGAGCAAATAAAAATATGAATAGATTATTGTATGGTTTATACTCTTCGCCAAATGTATTAACTTCTAAATCCATCATTAATTGGAAAGGAAATTGGAAGTTATTTTTCTCAGCTTTTTCAGTTGCTTTAGCGATGGTATCTTCCATTTGTTTATGGAACCCATGAAGGGTGGATTCATTACCTTTCGTGTTTAATAAGGTAATGATCGGTCCACTTAATGGTTCTAATGTAATTGCATCTTCCATAGCTTTGATATTGGTTTCAATAATAGCTCGTTTTTCATCAGTTAACTTCTCTTCAGTTAATTGATGACGATAGAACTTCAAGATATATTCATCGAATGTACTACTGTTAATAATCGCAGTGATTTCTTCTGGAATATATTCATCATACTGTTCTTGTAGACGATTAATCATGGCATCGATGTCATCAAGCTGTTGTTTGGTAGCTGCAAATAATGTGAGCATATCTCGTTCAAATGTTTGCATATTGAAACCTTCAATTTCAACTTCTGGGATAAAGAAATTACCAACAGGACCATCTTCTTCATTGATCGTTAAAATTTTCTTAACTTCTTCATCACTGAAACCAGCGATTTCATCTTCTGTGCATTCAGATAGACGAGCAAGAATAATTTTAGCATCTTCTTCATCCATTGGTAGAATGGCTAAAATTTTATTCAAAGAAAACTTACGAGTCCGTACAAAGGAATTGATTAAGTTACGAATTTCCATGGCCTGAATCACTTGAGCGTATTCGCGTTCTTCAGGAGATAAGTCTTCTGGCAGATCAATTTTTAAATCTCCTAATTGATCGACTAACTTATCGGTATCAGTATTCGTTGTTTGCATCGGCGTATTCTCCATCGATATCTCCTCCTAATTCGGTACTCATAGATTCCTGAGCTTTCATTTTAAGCTCTGCGTATTGTTGAAGGAAGTATTGATATACATCTGCCACAATACCATCATATACATAATCTTGATCATTATCAAAGATAAGATCTAAGAATGGTTTACGGAAATTACCATTGATCACGTGCTCTTCAATACAGTATCGAATGACAGAGACATCAAAGTTATCTTGATTGAAGTATTGCATCATATCAATTGGTTCAATATTGATATCTTTAGCAATGGATACGACTAAATTGATATTAGCCAATAGTGTAGCAAATACTTCATCATCTACTTTTTGTTTAAGAGCCATTGTAGATACGTCTTTGGCTTTTTCATTGTTTGCGAGTTCATCTAGGATAACATCTACATTTCCTAACGTCACTCTTGCTAAATATTTAGCAACGTTTTTAGTATAATTAACTGTGAAGAACTCATATAATGCTTCACATACATTTTGAATCCCGTGGCGATCTAATGCATCGATCACATCGGGATCAATATCCAATCGGAATTGGTCTTCAATCTTATGAATGATTGTTAAATAAAACTCATTAGCTTCATCACGAATTTGTTTCACATAGTCTTCATCATCACCATTATTGATGGCTAATAAATCCACTTCATCAGTGAAGTTTTCTACAAAATTAGTCCGCATTTCAAATGGTTCTTTGATTTGGATTGAAATAAATTCATCAAGAAGCTCTTGAGATAAATCTTTAAGAGGTGATACTTCAATGACAGAGTCACCTAGCACCTCAAAATCGTTGTCGTGTGTGAGTATCATAATACACTCCTTGTATATAATTTTCGAATAAGTATATACTTCTCTGTACAACTGAGTTTATTTTTTTACAAGGTTAGATGGTATACTGTAGTAGTATACCATCTAATTTATTAATCACTGTTTAAAATATCACATACATCAAAAGCTCCACTATAATCATCATAACCAGCTTCTTCATATGGACTATGGAGTTTTTCACGATATTCATCATTGATAACTCCGACTCTCATACCAGAAGATGTATTAATATATTGCTCTCGTTCACTATGATAGTAATCTGGTGGAGGATTTAAATCGATATGCTGTTTAGGTACATCATCAAGTTGTAACCCACCATACGATTGATAAAGTTGTTGACCCTGTGGATTAGGGAAATATTGCTTCAAGTTATCCGGTAATGCTTCATAAGCATCAGCATACGTTTCAACTTTCTTAACTGATTCCCCAATCGGTTTACGAGGGTCGTATTTAGTAATACCATACCGACTCAGTTTACTACCATGATAGTATACGAATAAAGCGATTAAGTACGCCATAACAACGTCATCATGTTCCCCTTGAGCTGCTTCTATTTTACCACTTGCTTTTTGAATCAGATTATTTAAATCATCAATCAATTCACGGCAAATAAAATCAGATTTTCGTTCAGCTACATGACGCAATAGAATTTGCATCATCATTGGTCTAGTGGTAGCTGTAGTAGCCACACCATAGAATCTACGATTATTTGGATCGTTCATCACCATACCATGTTTGTCTAATCGGGTTTCTACGTCTGGCACCATAGCTTTATCGATATCATAATATAGATTAGCAGCAATGGAACTTCGTTTAAGAATAGCAATGATCGCTGAACCTAGATGGTTCGATTCAATTGCTACTAACGCTTTTGGGATATATCGATTCACGACATGAATGATATTTTGAGCGGTTTCTACTGCATCAGCCAATGGTGTTTTCATACATGCCACTGGGTGTAATGTATATGGATCGATAATCATAAGTACTGTATTATCGTTATTAACGCCCGTTGCACAGTCAACCCCCATGATATAGGGAACCGTTTTATCAAGTTTCTCATATACATATAAGGTGAAAATCTTATTAACCATGATTTCATCAATTGGCTCTTTACGGAATCCATTGATCGTATCTAGGTCATCTGGATCGAATGGTGACTCGGATGTACCACGAATACGTTGCAGTAGTACTTCCCGTTTAATCTTGATTTTATCCCAGTTAGATACAGCACAAACCTTTTGATACCATTCTTCATCCATACCGATTTGCTTATAGTTGAATTCAATATAGATAATCCCATTTCTGGAATTGGCTTTCATGAATGCGGCTATATCATCTTCTGTCATATCATATAATCGTTCTGTGAATACCGCAGCTTGTTCCCGAGTACTCATTGAATCTTTTACTGGTTGGGAATCGATATTCCCTGGTGTTGTAATGAAGATACGACCATACATAGCACCATTCTTCTTAGCATTTTCAGCGGCACGAACATAGGCGGGACCAGCCGCCATGATAATCGTACCAATATATTTTGTAAATTCAACTTCGTCATAGAACTGAATTGGAGCGGAGTTACCACGACCAATACCATCAGCTTTTTCTTCTGTTGCTGCCGATGGTTTGGAATCAATTCGGTTACCATTCACAGGATTTGTCATAGTACGAACGTTGTCAAGACCCTTGACTTGTTTGAAATCACCACTTTCATCGATTTCGATACCATAACGGTGTTGCATATAGATAGGTAATACATCTTTTTGCTCTTTCATCTTTCTCAAGTTATCATCAGAGTCTTTTTGTGATTTATTTGAGAAGTTGAATACGGAGTTAGATGTACCAAAGATATATGCCCAATTTAAACAGGCTAACATAGAATGAGTTTTAAAACATTGACGAGGGATAACTAGATATAAGTCGATGTTTCTGAAGAAACACCAACAGGCAGCTAGATTCCCACGATGTAATCTAAATTTAGAGCCAGCACCCGGTCCTGTACCACCACCTTGTTCGGGGATACGAACACATTCGCGAATAAAATACCATGGATTAATGATACATTCATTGATAATGGCTTGCACTTGTTCTTTCGTTAGATTTGGACTAAATGGGTCTACATCAGCTAAATCTGGATTATACAATGATAAGAAAAATGCATTATTATTAATGCCAAGAGATTTTAAATCCCTTGCTGTTTGTATAAACGATAAATTGGATGTAGAGATATGGTAAAAGAATGGGATACCTCTGGAGTCAATCCCATAAAATTTAGACATATCATATCCCATAGCGGGTTTGGCTCCTTGAGGAATAAAGACTTCTTCCATAGAACCTCCTATATACGAATAAATAAGTCATTAGGAGCGAACTCCTAATGACTTATCATCTTAGCCTTCATACCCAACTGGATATTTTACATATAAACCAT